ACTTCACTGTTGAAGTTTTTCGCATCAAAAAGACCCATGATGTAATTCTCCTTCCATAATCAAGAATTTGTTTATGACTTGCGGAATTACTTTTTGAAATCCACAATCATGTCCGGGTTCGCGTTCTTCGCTTTCATCATTTCGGACAGAGATTTGCCGGGTGTAGCCGGGTCACTCTTTCCGGGCAGAACGATGTTAGGTTTCTGCGGAGAGGGGGGATCAGCCGGTGGGGGATCCTTCGGTTTATCCTCCACAAACGCGGTCGGATTTTCGGCCTTGTACTTGTCAAAAAATTCGTTGTAGCCGATAAGGGTTTCCCCGTCAAGCTGGAAGTCTTTGACGTTGGCCTGTCCGAGAAAGTCACGTTTCGCGGCCTCAGAAGAAAACTTAAGGCCGTTTGCTCTTTCCCGTACCATAAATTCCTTGCGCTGTTTCGCGGTCTTGGCTTCCCAATCCTTTTGATCCTTGGTGTACTTGGCCTGTAAGCCGGAAAGCTGTGTCTGTACTTCGGTCAGCTTAGAAGCGTCGGCGGTTGCCGCCGTCAACTTCTCCTGCAAGCCGGAAATGTCAGTGTCACGCTGCGTAATCTGCCCTTGCAGCTCTTTCACCTGCTGATTGAGGCCGTTCACCTGTGCATTGAATTTATCGACAGAGACATAGCCGCCCTCCGACAGATCCGCAAAGCGCACATGCTTTGTTTTGTCGGTTTGACCGGCATTTACCTTGTCGATTTCTGCCTGTACCTGCGCGTACAGTTCCGGGGACAAGATTTCGGAAAGTTTCATAAGGTAACTCCTTCTCGGTGTAACTGAGTGTCGCACCGCCGACAGTTTTAATCCCGGTGTCGAGGGGATAATTGTATATATCAAAGGCTGAGTGCCTTTAATACGGAATGAAAAAAGAGCGCTTACGGCATCGCCGTAAATCGCTCTGAAAAGCCCGTACAGGGCCTATATTTTCGGGGGTAAATTGATACCCCCTATAAGCTTGCCGCCTCATATTGAAGTAATATGAGGCGACAGCGGGGATTTTTTGGTTATTTCTCGTAAGTGCCTAACACTTTGCGGGAAATGCGGTCTTCTACGCGCCGATTCATCCACATCAAGGCTTCCTCAATGTGCGTAAGAGCGCAAGCGTTTTCACGACAGGCATACGGGCCAGCCTGAAAAGCTTTCAGCCGGTCGCGCACGATTTCCAGCAAGTCGGAATCAATGACGCCGTGCTGACTGTTTTCCAGCTTGCGCGGCCCCATCTGAAATTGAATGACAATCAGAGGTTCGTCTTTGCCTTTTACGTCGGCTCCCGCGCGGTAGACGTTGTATTCATGATAAGCTCTACCGGGGCCTATATCGCCGTCACTGTAAACGTCGTTAAGATTTTCGCGGGTTTGGATAGGGATAAGCTTATTCATATTTTGCCTCCAAATCTTATATTTTGACCATCCTAAAACCTTCCACAGAAAGCCGTTCACTACGCGGGGACAATCCCGCCGCCTGTGCAACGGCATAATACTGTTTGGTTAGGGCGTTTATTGATTTTTGACGGGCTTTCCGTTCGTCCATATCGTTTCCGTTAAGACGTGCGGCGTTCGCGGCGTCTTTTTCCCGGCGTACCTTCGTTTCAAGCTGCCGCATAAGCTGTCGGGCTTGGTACAGCGTATAATGCTTCCCGTTAATTTCACAGCCCTTCGCATTATCCAGCTTCCACTTTTTCAAAGTCGCGTCGTCGTACCGCCGTATGGAATGCTGTGTTGAAAAGCTCATGGCAATGTGCATACAGTTCCATTCACCGATAGGCCGACGAAAACCGGGATAGAAATTGCCGTCCACGTCCCGAAAATCTTCACCGTTCTGCATCTTCTCAAATTCCTTGAGAAGAAACACGCGGCCCTGTACCGGTTCGTGATCCGGGGCGCTGTTCGCGTGTGCAGAAAGCTCTACTGCGTCATATCCCAGCATTTCCCCCATTGCAAGAGAGGCGTTTTGATTGATTTGATTTACCCCGTCAATGATATTCTGCCGGACAGCGGAATCAAGCCGCCGCTGATAACCGCTTTCATACTGGACTTTCAGGCCGTTATAGCCCAAATCCCGGATAATGTCACGCGCCGCCTCTTGATAGCTTGTCAAGCCCATAGCCGTAGCGGTAATAGCCTTGTCCAGCGCGTCCTTATACGTCTGTTTGATTGCGGTTGTGTTCGACAGATTTATCATTGACTGCGCGGTTTGTGTCGCAATGTTCCGGGCCATCCATGTAAGCCGCGCATTTTGTGAGGGGGTCAACGGCTGACTTTGCAGGGCCAGCCGAAAACGCGGGTCTGTGTAGCTGTCATTCAGCGCGGCTTGATAGATCTGGTAAATGTCGCGCACATTCAAGGCGGTTGCATGGGATAGCTCCCGTGTAATGTCCTTAATATCCGCGCCCATATCTGCCATGATGATAAGCCGGTTAATGCTGGACGCATTCAGCTCCCCGATTTTCAAGAGCTGTGCCGCAATTTTCTTGATAAATTGCTGATTTACCTCGTCAATGCGGCCTAAAATCTGGTTAAGAGCGGCTTCAAGCTCTTTCTCCGTCAGCATTTATGTCCGCCTCCTTAATCGGTAGGCCCTCCCAGCGGTTCGTTTTCCTCCTGCGGGGAGTTATTACCGGGGTTATTCGGGGGATTGCTCCCCGGTGGGACGGACGGTAAAAGCTGCTGCATCTGTGCCATTTGCGCTTTTGCGTCTTCTTCCGCAATCGCGTCAATCGCGGCCTGTGCCTGATCCTGTGTTTCGTTGAAATACCATTCACGGAACTCTGCTTTGCTGATAAGACCAGCATTGAGAAGCATCAAGCGCTCCTGCATCTGCTGTTCCGTATCAGTGATGATACTATCGTCCCATTCAAATGATACCTCATATTCACCGTCCGGCGCAAGATCATAAAGATCGGCATACACGTTCATTGCCCGGATAACTTCTTTCAGGCAATGCTCAAGGGCTTTCTGATTGTCCGCAACGGTCGCATAAGACCGCTGTTTGATAATCCGTAGCTCCGTCGCTGTCCGGGCTTCCGTGTTCGCGTCGGAAATCGTACCACGCGCAAGGCCGCACTGATCCTCAATCCGCATTAAAAGCTGATTCAGGCCGTTTATAATCGCCGCGTCTCTGATTGACGGGGAGAAAACATTATACAGATCGTGGTCACGCTGTTCAACGTCAACCGCGCGGAAAAGCCGCTGATTCAGCTTTGGCATTTCTACGCCGCCGCCCTCGGTCTTTTTCGGCCTTAAAACAGTGGGGTCAACGTCAATCGCAAGCTCTGATCCCTCGTATTCCCACAACAGACGGGAATACTGCATATCAGCCTCTTTGATCGTGTCGCGGGCCTTGCAGTAGCAGGACGCGCCCATAGGACTTTCCACGTCAATACTGTTTGCCGCCGCAACCTTAAACCATCCGAACATTTGACCGCCCGTGTCAGTTACGGTTGCTTCCGGTTCGAGCTGTGACCAAAAAGGCACGTCGGACAGCTTGATTTCCGTTCCGATTGTGTCTTTTACGGTGGATTTGAAAGCCCTCTGCGTGATTTTTACGTTTTTCCCTTCAACCGTGTGCCGCTCCAACCGCGTGTAAACCGTCTTGCCCTCTGTGTAGGTATCGCGGAAAATTACGTCGGCCATGTTCCCGTCGTCGTCAAACGCAATCGGGTATAGGCTCCAATCCATTGTCCAGTCAAAATAGATATGACCGTCTTTCGGATAGGGCTTGACGGTCATACCGCCCGCCGCGCACCCCTGTTCAAGCTTCTGCCGCAAGATCGTGATGCACTTTTCAAACTCTGCCTTGAGATATTCGGCACGGGGATTCATAATGTCGCCGCCGTCCGCGTCCTGCGTCTCTCCGTTTTCATTCTTGCCGGTGATACTCCACTTCATTTCAAGAACGATTTGACGCGCAAGCTCGGACGAAATAAAGGCCGGTAGGTTAAGAGACTTTACCGTGTCTGATAACCACTCCGGCTTGTTGATATACATGTTGTACCAATCGTCTAAGGCGTTAGCCATATCTGTAGACAGCGGGGTTTCTACCTGTTCCACAGATTCTATAGCTCTATAGGGAACCAATTTACGCCACACCCCCTTGATAAATCGCCACAGCTTAGAAAACATCGGCTCAGTTTCACCACCTTTTAACGGGCATGAAAAAAGGGCCGTCTATTGACTGCCCTTGCAATCTGTTCAATTATCGGATCCTTGCTATTTTCTGCATTGTCAGCAGCTTGTCCCGATCCCAAAGCCGCACCCTCAATTTTTCCGCGTCGTCTTTGGCCTGTTCTGTGAAATAACTGTTCGTAATCACAACGGCCACGTCCACGTTATAAATGGATTTCCCGGAATAAGCCTCTTGTACAGCCGCGTTTCCTACGCCTCCGGTATAGCGTTTACACTGAAAAGCATAGCGGATGCCATCTTTGTTCGCGGTAATGTCAATACCACGATCCCCGGTAGCTTTGGTCAGCTCGATACCGCTATATCCGCTTTTCGACAGCAACTTTGCGCAGAATAATTCAAATTCTTCGCCCGTCAAGCTGTCTATATCGGTTTCCGCTTCTTCTACAGCCGGTTTCACTTCCGGTTTCGGTCTGTTTCCAGAACAGGACACACAGCCCTGTAGATACTGCGCCCATTCCGTTTGTGTCATACAAGGCACACCGTAGAACTTATAACCGGACGTTGAACCGGCATTATCAAAACGTTTTTGGATGACACCCGCTTTTTCAAGCACGTCAAACAAATCATTTGCCCGCGTATTCCCGATAATGAATTGACGTTGTAGATCCGTCGTTACCAATCGGTTTCTGCCAAGGGCAAACTGTCCAGCACTTATAAAAAGCGGGTCAACTTCATCCAAAGAAACAAACCGCTGCTTTTCGGCTTGCGGCTCAGATTCCACAATAACCGGATTTTCGTTTTTCGTGTTACGCTTAAACCAATTCACGCTTGCCGCCTCCCGCGTTTAATGCGCCGATTGTAGCACACCGCGCTGAAAAGGGCAAGCGTCAATTTACACGGCCCCAGCCTGTTTCCACGCCTCGTAGATTTTGGGGCCTTGAATAGCGATCCAGTCAATCATTTCTTCATTTTTCGCCCATCCTTCTTCAAAAAGTGACGTGCTTTCCTGCAAGCCGCTCTCATTGAAAAAGGCGTGGACGATTTCATGCCGCAAAGTTGCCTTTTCAGCAATTGCGGCACGGTTTTCAGGCTCTTTTTCCCAGCCTCGGTAGGTTGTCATATCGCAATAAACGATTCTGTGTTCTATGCCGTCACAGTAACCGTCAAAACTGCGTTCCTCAAAATACGGGTCTTCATCGTACTTCTTTTTGAGAACTTCATAATCCGTACCTAAAATGTTAAGCGTCATTGTCCCTTGCGCCTCCAAACTCTTTCCATAGCATAGCGTACACTGTCTATGCTATGATTGTCCTTATCGGGATAACCGCTGATAATGTCACCGTCGTCCGTGCGCTCGTATTCGTAGTTTTGAAACTCGCGCGCTGTTTCTGGACAGCGTACCGGGTCAATGACAATCGCTTTCAGGGATTGCAGCCACTTGATGCCGTACCGCACACTATCGGGGCCTTTTATCGCGCCCCTGCACATGGATCCGTAATCGCGGTAGTCGCCTATGCTTTTCGGCTCCGCGCTGTCTGCCGTAATCAAGTCAGTACCGGTAACACCTTTCTGCATGACAAGGTTGTTCCATGTTTCCGCGTTACTCTGCTTATTCGCCCGGTATTCGTCGTAGATATACAAGGTCTTCCGGGCGCTGTCATAGTGCATTTTCGACCAATGGAACGGGTCAGGATACCAGCCCCAGTCTATGCCCATGTAGATATTATCAAACGCGGATTTCTCGCCGTTGCTGATTTCCCGGATTTCCAGATTGTCAAAAACCTCGCCGCCTGTACCGACCGGGATGCCTAAATACTCATGTGTATAGGCCCTCAGATTCGTTTCTTTCAGCGCTTCCGCGTCGTCAAAAAACTGTTCCCCTAACCATTCGGGGGGAACGTCGGTATAGCAGCTCATGTGACGTAAGGCCGCGCGTCGGGGCGTCAAAACGTACTGATTCGCCCAATTCATACGGCTTATCGGGGGGTTAAAGGACTTGAAAACGATAAACTTTGTACCGCCACGCATGACGGACTGTTGTACGCTTCGTATTTCTTCCTCTCCCGCAAACTCGTCCAATTCCTCAAACCAGAGGAATTTGAAATAGCCGCGCGCCACCTTGATAGATTTCAGTTTTTTAGCCTTGTCCAGCCCACGGAACAAGATAACCTGTCCCGTTGGCCGGTATGTCAACTTGTACGGGCTTGTAGTCGCTTTCCAAAGGTCATTGACGCCCAAAGCATCAATTCCCCATAGCACTTGCTCAAAAACGCTTGTGCCTATCGTAGAGGCTACCTTACGGAATACAATAGCGTTGGCAAGCGGATCCTGCATGATCCCTAACGGCAATTCGACGCCGATAAAAGAGGATTTCGTAGATCCACGACCGCCGAACAAGTCATAGTATGTATGCTTTCCGTCTATTATGTCCCAATGGACGGAATAAAAGGACGGGGCTATCAGGTCAGTCAATCTAACGCCGTTTTCGGCATTACTCATTAGCCCCGCCGCCCTTACCTTCCAGTTCCTTAATTGCCTCGCTTACGGCCAGCGGATCAATACTGATTCCGTTTTCCCCGTCCTTCGCTTGCGCGCTCACGCGGGGAATGTCGCAAATGATATTGATTGCAGGGCCTTTTTTGTCGTCCTGTGACGCTTTTTCAGCGTCCCAATGACGGAAATTGTTTTGCAGGTTGAATTTTGCGCCGTTCCATCCGTCTTTATCGTAAAGCCGGGACTCTGCGTAGTTTTCAATCTTGAGCTTCGCCGCTTCGACGATTTCCTTGTACTCTCCGCGCCCTTGATAGTCTAACAGAGCTTGCCGGGTAGTAAAGCCAAGGGCGATAGCAAGGCCGGTAACGGTCAGCGGCTTCGCACCAATGATAATAGGCTCACCGAAACGGTTAAACAAAAGCTTGCCGTCGTCGTCGGTCAGCGGTGTTCCCGCGCAATCTTCAAAATATTTATCAATTGCTTCCTGCATGGATTCGGGGGACGTGAATTTTCTGATACCGGATCTTCCCTTGCGTCCTGCCATTTTGCCGCTCACCACCTTTCATGCAGCATGAAAAAAGCGCGCCCGGATCCCGGATGCGCCTGTCACCGTGTAGCTCTTGCCCGCCGCCGCGTGTTCCGGGTTTCGCCGGTCAGCCTCGCGACGGCGGGGTATAGGGGTCACTTCTTGCCGGTCTTTTTCGCCGGGGCTTTCTTCTCGGTGGGTTTCACACCCGCTTTGTCCATTGCGGCCCGTGCTTTCGGGTCGTTTTTATAGGCATTGCGGAAAAAAGCCGCGTCTTCGTCGGCAATGCTCATTTTCGATTTACGGGTAGTCGCCATGTTGTTTGCCTCACTTTCTGATAACTCCAGCGTCACGGGTCTGGATGCAATAGCACCAATCCGTGCGAATGACGTTATAGCCCATTTTAAGGGCCATCTGTGCTTCACCGATATTGTCTTGATACGGGGACGGGGTATGACCGCTTTTCTGGAAAGCGGACTGCGCCT